CCTGATCGCGCGGGCCTTCGGGTTGGCCGGCACCGCGACGAGCGACACCTCGATCAGCCTCATCTTGAGAATCAGCCGCGCCTGTCTCTTCAGCTCCGGCACCCACTGCTTGCGAGCCTGGAGCACCTTCCCGCGCACGCTGAACTTGTTAAGGACGCCCTCTGTGATCTGCTGCCATATCTCCGGCGCGGTCTTCGAGATCAGGATCTTCAGGAAGAGGCCATCCTTGCGGGCGCGCGAGGCCAGCACCTTGCCGATGGCCTCGTCCGCGTTGTGGTTGTGGAGGACGGTGGAGTTCTCGATGAGGTCTTTCGCCGAGGCGCGGATCGCCTCCTCGGTGATGATGTCCTCCTGCAGGTCGAAGTCCGAGGTCGCCGCGTAGCCCTCGACGATCCAGGTGCCGTCCTCCTCGTACGACTTCGTGATATCGACGGCGCACTCGAAGGGCACCGGAAGCTCGGGCGGAACGGACTTGTTGATCTCCTCCTCGATATCGCTCAGTGACGAATCGTCTTCGACGGCCGACTTTTCGATGCCGAACGAAGAGGCGAAGAGACGGCTGCGCTTCGCCCAAAGGCCGCGATGACGGGCCTCGAGCATTCGCATCGTGAAGAGCTTCCCGACCTTCGCCAGCGCCCGCCGCGCCTGCGCCGAGTCCGTGTAGGCGATCACGAACCGGCCCTTCAGTCTCTTGACCTCAGCGGCGATCTCCTCGGGCGGTATGCCGCCGCCCTTGCCCCACTCCTTGATATAGGGCGGGTCGATGAAGAAGAGCGTGTCCTTCCCGTCGCATGCGCGCAGCGTTTCCTTCCAGTCCTGCCGGACAATGCGCACGCCCTTCAGTCTGTCATGAAAACGCCAGAGGTCGTCCAGCTTATATGTCTGCCCGTCGTGGATCGTGGAGAAACCCGTCGACCACGGGATGCCGCCCCACGCGCAGAGCCGCCGGTACACGATCTTCCAGAAGCGCTCGTGCTCGGACCCGGGCCTGCATTCTTGCGCGCGCTTGAACCCGGCGCGCGAGACCGTCCAGTCGAATCGCTTCAACGCCCGGAACCTCGGCGGGGTCAGTCGCTTGATGTACTTCAGCGCGAAGACGACCTCGGTGTCCATGTCGGCGAGGATTTCCTCGTCCGCGCTTTCCTTCGCAAACAGCAACGCCGCCGCCCCGCAGAAGGGCTCGACGTAGCGCGTGTGTTCGGGGAGCTTCGCGGCGAGCCGCTTCGCGTACTTCGCCGAACTGCCCCACTGGTTGAACGGAATGAGCTTGCGCTTCTCGAAGTCGTCTTGAGAGGCCTCACCGGCATCCTTGCGCAACCCGCTCAACTCGAGTTCGCCGCTGCCGAGCGCGGCGACGAGCGCGTCGCGGATCTGCAGTCGCTTTTCCGACTCGGCATGAATCCAGTATCGCCGCTCCTCGGGGACGTCCTCCCTCAGGCTGCGCGGCAGGGCCGAATATCCTTGCGGCGGGACCCAGCCGTCCTTCACCGCGCGCGCGGAGAGCACGTTCGGCACGTCGTCATCGGGAAGCGAGAAGAGCCAGAGGTCCTTGTGAGAACCGCTGAGCTTCGTGAAGACGGCCCGGCCGGTCATTCCGCCGGAAGGATGGTCCGACGTCAGGAAGAGCTCTTCATAGCCCTCGCGCCGGGCGCCGTACTCGCAGACGCCACGGTCGGCGATCACGACAACTCCCGGATGCTCCGCGAGAGCGCCCACCTCGCCAGGCTCGATCACGCCCTCGAAATCGAGCCAGGACGGCTCGCCGTCGGCTTTGCGCTCGGCGGCGACGGGATCGAGAACGCGGCCGGCCTCCCAGTCGACCTTGGAGTATCCAGTGAGCGCCCGTGCCTCTTCCACGGTCGCGACCGGCTTCGGAATGGAACCGGCAAGCTGCGTGCCCAGTGTCCACCCCGCCAGCCTGCCGCTTCCCGTTTCAATGCGGAGGTCCGCGTGGACCGAGCGCCCGCGGAAGTGGTGCTGGATCACGTACCTGTACGTGCCGTCCTCGGGCGGGAGCTTGCGCTCGGCGGCCTTCGCGTCTTCCACATTGCCGGCCCGCTCATCCTTCATCGGCCCGCTATCGGCCGCCTTGGCCGCGTAGAGGTTCTGGTGCTGCTCCTCGTCGCGCGAGCCGAAGCCGCTCGTCTGGCGGTAGCTCACGCGGAAGCGCTTCGTTGTTCGTTTGTGGCGGGCTATCTCCTTCGCGTAGGGCACGACCTCGTTCGAGCTTGTCGAGACGAAGACGTGCCGGGCGCTCCGGCAGAGCTTCTGGAGGATCGGTGGAATGTCGTCGGGAGAGAGGTTCTTCTCTTTCCACTCGCGGCCGAGAAGAACCGAGTTCATGATACGATAACTCTGGAAGTAGTGCACCGCGCCCTTGTCGCGCTTGAAGTACGGCGGATCGAAATACACTATGTCGGCGCGCGGGAACGAGAACGCCTTTGCGTCAACGTTCGTGATCGCGCCCTTGCCGCCTACCTCTGCGGCGAGCGTGCTCACTTCCTTCGCGGCGCGCCTGACGACGGCGCGGACCTTCTCGACGTCCTCGTACCGCCGTGTCGAATACCCCGATCCCGACTCGGAGTAGAGCGTCTGGAGCACAGCCGACACGGCGGCCTTTGCGGTGAGGCCCTTCGGGCCCGACCAGCTCCGTGCCCGCCTCGCCAGGCCGTCCAGGTAGCGGCGGACGGCGCGCGGACGCGGGTACTGGCCCTTCCACTCCGTGGTCAGCCACCCATCATGGGACGGGGCGCCCAGCAGCTTCTTGACGTCGGCGTCCGACAGCGGCGCTCCCTCGAAGACGCCCTTGGAGTACCAGTAGGGAATTATGGACAGGTCATTGCCCTTGATCCGCATGCCGCGCCGCGCGGCTTCGATAAGCACCGCCGACACGCCGCACATGGGATCCGCGACGGTCTTCACCCCGTCAGGGAACCTGTCGACGATGAACTTCGCCAGGCGCCGCTTCGAGCCGAGGTAGTTCGACTTCTCGAGTCTTTCAGGCATGGTGCTTTGACCTCGCGAGCATCTTCTCGGCCGCATCCGCCAGCGACCTCGCCTCGATACGTTTCGGCTTGCTCACCGAAAACGTCACGCCGTTCGAGCGCCGGGCGTAGTGGTCCAGGATCTCGCCCGGCGTGAAACCTCGGCCGAGCATCCCGGCGATCCGGTTCTCCATCTCGCGCCCAAGCGCGATGAATTCCGGGTAGCCCTTGAAGACGAGCTTCTCCTTGCTCGCCACGAGGACTCCCGCGGGAACGAGGACGTCTTCAATGGCGGAGAGCTCCGCCCAATACGATCCGCGCAGCTTCACGCGAACACCCTCCCGATATCGCGGCCGACGAAGTCGGCGTCCTTATCCTTCGCCCACTCCTGAAGGATCTCCCGCTGCTCGTCCGTCCAGACCGGGCTCACGCGGAGTCGAACCCGCATGTCGCCGGCACGTCCGTGCAGGTAGATCTCGTCGCCCTCTTCCTCGACCCGGTCCACGTCGACCCGATGCGCGGAGATCTCGAACGCCGGGAAGAACACGAAACGCTTGCCCTCCGCCCGGGCGTCCTCGCACGGGTGGTCGCCGGTCGAGCCGGTCTCGCGTCCCTCGTCGGACAGGAACAGCACGTCGATCAGGCGGCCCTTCTTGACCTCGTTGACTACGCGCTGCAGATCCATCGTCTATCCCTTCACCTTCACGATGTCCTCGACCCGTCGCCCACGGATTTCCGTGACGCCGTGCTTGTGAAAAGCGTCGATCACCCTTCGCCGCTCAACGGGACTGGAAACGTTCACGCGTTCCAGGTACTCGGTGAGAGGCAGGTTGTTGCGGACGAGGGTTTCGTTCCGGGTCTGCTTCGTGACCTTCTTCCAGTCGGCCGGCGCACGCTTGCGGTGGCCGCGTGAACACGTAGGACGCGCCCCCCGTCGACTGGTCGCGCACCGGGCTCATGCCGCTTATCGGCACGCCGATGCGAAACTTCTCCTCGGTGGCGACAAGCGATCCCTTGGACGCGAGGATGCCGTCGATGGCCTTGCCGGCCGGTTCATGCAGATCGTGGCCGAGGGCGCAGCCCTTCAGCTGCCGGTCGAAATCCTTCTCATCGACGTCGAAGCGGCTCCAGCGGGCCCAGCCCTTGTCTTCGTCGAAGCGCGGGAGCGGCGAGTAGCTCTTCAGCTTCCTGATGTCTTCCACGCCGAGTCGTTTCCGCCAGAACTCGCGGTGGGCCTTCGTGCGTTGCCGCACGGTCATCTGCGGCGTGATCTTGATCTTGTCGGCGACGCCGGCCGCATAGGAGACCTTGGAGAGGTAGAGGTTCTCCAGCTCATCCGCCGTCGCCAGCTGCGAATCCAGTCCGAGGCCTTTCAGTTTCTCGAGCGCGTCGCGCATGGCCTTGGGCGTATCGCCAGACACCTCGAGCCTGATCTTGCCGTACTTCGAGAAGCGGTTGTCGTCCCCGTGCTGGATGTAGTGGAGCTTGACGCCGTCGCCGAGATCGACGTCGTAGGCTACGCCCTTGAAGGTACGCTTGCCCGAGGCGAGCCGTATGCGACCGTCTCGGGCCTCCTTCTTGTAGTCCCAGCCCTTCGTGGTCTTCGCGGCGAAGCGCGCGGCCGTCTTCGGCAGATCTCGCGCGGGCGCGATATACTTCTCGACGACCTTTCCGACAGCCTTCTTCTTCCAGGAGACCACGCCCTTTCGCTCGCCCCCGAGCGAACGCAGGTACTTCCTGTAGTGTTGCTCGCGACCTCCACGCTTGCCCTTGAGTTGGCCGACGAGCTCCCGCCAGAGCCCCTCGGTATGCGGCGGTACCTTGCCGTCGCCGCCGGGGCCGAGGTGGTAGTTGTAGGACTTGGCGACCTTCAGCACGCTCTCCCACTGCGGGTCGGGCGCGGCCACCCCGGCATCCAGACCCAGCCGCCCGAGCAGCTTCGACTGCGACGCCGCGCGGAGCTTGCCCTCCAGAAACAGGCCCTTGCCCTCGACCTGGTAGGCGAGGAGGTTCATGTTCTCGTAGTCATCGCCGGCGACGAGGATGCTCTGCCCGCGCGTGCCCGCGGCCTTCACCCTCCGCACGAAGCCCGCATCGATCTTCGTGAAGGCCTTGCCCGCTGGCTTCGCGACCCCAAGCGCCCTCTTCCGTCTGGCCTCGAGCTGCCGGTAGAACTTCTTGAGGTCCGCGCGTAGCGACTTCTTGCGCGCGAGCGCCTTCTTAAGGAATGCCTCCTTGGTGCCAAGGGCGAGTCGACTCGCCTCAGCCGCCCGCTTCGCGTATGGCGAAAGGATGCGGCTGAACTCGTCGTCGGGCAGCGCGTCGAGCTTGCCGAGGAACCCCTTGATGTCCGTATGCGCGAGCGGGACGAGACCTACGTCCGCTCCCCTGGCATACGCGCCGAAGACCTCGTTGGCGAGCGTGGGGAATTCGTTCGGGTTGTAGGTGGTGGCCAGCCGGTCCTTCCCCAGGAACTTGTAGAGCTGCCCCTTGTCGATCCCGACGAGCTTCCCGCTTTTCGTTCTGATCAGGTTGCGGGCGTGCGCGTCATGATTCGAGATGAGCCAGTCGAAGGCATGCTCGCGCTGGATGACGGCGAGTTCGTCCCCGGTGAGCGCCCCGGGGAGGACTCCGTTGAAATCTCCGGCGACGTCGAACATCTTCTGAAGCGACCCTGTCCTCCCGCCAATCTCGGTCACGTAGACATCCGGCGTCGGCAGCCCGAGCTTCTTCGCCAGTTCCGCCGCCGCGCGGTCGCCCCACGCAGTGAACTCCTCGCCGCGGCGCGCCGGCTTGAATAGCCAGCGGCTACCGTCTTTGTCTTGAAACACACTCTTCTCGTGGATGCCGTCGAGCGGCATCTTGACCTCTGTTAGTCGCGCCGCATCGAACGGCGGAGTCGCTGGCCTGACGATCTCTCTATGTTCCGTCACCTGGGCGCTCGTGACGACGTAAGTGGTTCTGCAACTCCCGTGATACGGAGGAAGTGAAAGGCCGTGGCCGGCGAGCCATTGTGTGTTCTTGCCGGCCAGGTACTGCCGTGAGCCGTCGACCGTCAGGTAGTGGTCCTGGCGTTCGGCGTCATAGCGCGGCCAGGGGGCGAGTTCTTCGATGGCCGAGGGCGGGGAGTGGATAGCGCGTTGCACCAGATTCATTGCGTCGCGAACACTGAAAGTCTTCCCGGACATCTCCCGGCAGATGCGGGAGGTCCGTTCGTCGAGAACGCTTCTGATCTCGTACTCGGTGAACCCCGCCGCCTGGAGCGAGAAGATTCCGCCCCAGTTGCGGGCGCGGTTGACGGTGGTGCTGGCGACGCGCTTGTAGTACTCGAGGCCCGTGGGGGCCTCGGGAGTACCTATCAACCTTGAGCGCAGCGTCCTGGCGATGTCAGTCCGACCGAGACCCCTCTCCATGCCATCGACGATCACCGCGCGGAAATCGCCCGAGAGATGCTCGGGAAACACCTTGCCCATCCAGAAGCGGTCGTGCTTGACGAGCCAGTCGAGCGCTTCCTGGCGCGGCTTGTCCCAGAGCACCTTCACCTTGTCGGGGACGGCCCCGACCTTCTGGCCCAGCCGGAACGCATTCTTGAGGTACCGCCTCGTGTCCGGCAGGAGCTTCTCTGCGGCCTCCGGGCCGAACGCCTTCTCGGCATATGCCATGATCTCGTCGATCTCACCCTGAAAGCCTTTGCTCTCGAAACGGTCGAACTGGCCGCGCAAAACTTTCCCGAGCGCCTTCGTGTAGCCCTCGCGGAACTTCTCGACCCGCACATCCTCGGGCTCGGCTTTCACGAGCAGTATGTCGTCAAGGACATCACCGATGAGCCCTTCGGCCTTCTCCAGATCTGCTGTCGACATGGTCGCAAGTAGCATCATGGCTATCGCCGTCATCCGGCTCGCCTCCCTTCGAGTTCGTCCCTCACTGCTTTTCTGAGAGTGATAAGCGAGTCGATGATCAACTTGCCCGGCTCGGCCTTGGCCGGCGGCATGTTCTGCGGGCGCACGCCCCCCTCAACGAGAATGTCCAGGGAAAGTGGCCCCGAGCTCGTGTTGATGAATGGGATGTCGGCGCCCGGATGCTTCAGGGGTTTCTGGGTCATCTCCCGGCGCGCCTCGTTGATCGTGAGCACGCCGAGCCTCACGAGCTTGTTCACGATTTCCGCGAGCTTCGACTCGTCCGTCACGTCGATCTCTTTGAACCTAAGCTCCCAGTCGTCGATGCCGAAGCCGCGCTTCACGAGGAAGTTGTTGATGCGGTATTCCAGGCGGGTCTGC